AGTAAACGAGCCATACGGTTTAACACTTCCAAAGGAGTTGCTTCACCAGTAGATCCGTCTGGATGTAGAGCTATTGAGTCGGTAGCAGCACCACCAGAAACAAAGCTGTCACGAGCAATTAACATAGAAGCTAACAAACCGTTGGCTGCTGCTCCTGCAATAGGATCAGTACCTGATTTATCAGCAGCTACTCTAGCAGTTCCAGCAACAGTACTAATTGTAGCTTGTTTGAAACCTGTCAAGTAACCTAATACTTCCATGTCGAACTGATCTTTTAAGCGATATCCTGCTCGATCAGTTGCCATTGACTCAAAGTTCACATGAGAGTGAGCTTCTTCAATGTCATCGATTTTAAAAGCAAAGTAGTTAGCTTTGTCGATAACAAGTGAGAAATCATCGTCTTCAAGATCTTGTGGAGTTACTTGAGTTCCACGAGCATACTCTTTGACTGTGATTTCTGGTTCTTTGATGATACGCACTGTATCACCGAAATTTGCGATTTCACCAAAGTAATCACTGTTGGTAATGTCCTCGCATATGCTAGTCTTACGGAATGCCGACTGAACCTTCTTACTGTAAATTACAGGTGAGAAGTTGCCATTCGACAGGTTTCCATAACCAGCAGCTGTCTTAAAAGCCATTAATTATCTCCTATGTTGGCTATAAATAAGTTCAGGGGCATTTATTCTTGGGTATCCATAAGGGGCCAATGCAAAATGGTGTACCTTTTACTTATGGGTAGTGAGAGTTTACTTAGTTGTCCTAATAAAAGGGGTAAATAAACTCTATTAAGTGATGACGTATTATATCATATTGAAAAATACTTGTCAAGTAAAAAATTACCTAGCAGCACCACTTTCGTCATAATCAAAGTTTCCTGAAGATATAGCTTCCTGTATTTCATCTGAGAACTTTTCCCACTGTTGTCCAGAAAGTTTTCTTACTTTAGATTCAGACCACTTTGTTTTACTATTACCAGTAGGTTCTGATGTTTTCCTACGAGTATTAACTGTTCTAGCTGCTTCTTTAGGGTTAGATTCACCTCTATCGTTAGCAGTTTCTAATTTATATAATGTGATCGCTTTAGCAGCAGCTTCAGGATCATCATCGTTTTCATAGAGAGCCTGTTGTATCATTTTGGGTTGTTTCTCAGCCCACTCATGAAATTCTGAACTAGATCTAAGCTCATCATAATCTGGATGTATTTTGCTTAGTTTAGTTTCAGCAGCTTCTCTATTTACTTTTTGTTCTTTTTGAGCTATGTAAGATAATTTTTCTTCTATATCCTTAGTGCTTTCTCTAGCTTTCTTAGTAGCAATAGTTTCTACTACTTTAGCTACATCAGGATACTTATTAGCCCAATCTTCTATTTCTTCATCAGTTTTAGGGAGCCTTACCTGAGTCTTAGTAAGTTGAGATAGCTGATCTCTAACAGCCATAACTTCTTTTCTATGTTCATCTTCTTTCTTTTGTAGATGTCTTCTAAGATCTCCATAACGCTTTTTAAACGTCTTTTCTTCTGGATGTTCAGGTTCGGCTTCTACCTCTTCCTCTGATCCTGCTCGTTGTTTTTCTAGTTCTTCTATTTCTCTTTCATCGTCTTCTATTGTATTTTTACGATATTTCATCGTAGTTACTCGTGTTGGTTCTACAGTCATGTCTGACATTTTTTACTCTCCTCATTGGGGCTATTAGTGGCTCTACCTTATTGTAGAGGGTAACAGGTAGCCGATTAAAAAGTTTTTATTCTACATATTGATTTGATAAATTATCAATTTGTGCTTCTATTATATTCATTTTAAGTTGTCTAGATAAAGGTTGTCCTTTATTACCACCTTTTATATAAGTAGCTTTATCTGGTGTAGTAGGTTGACCATCTGCTGTTCTAAAATTTTGAAGATGAGAACCTACAGTAGAACGAGGATCAAGATCAAAAGATCCATCTTCTCTTTCTATAAAAGTATCTGCTTTCATTTTTTTCTGAACATCTTCAAAACCAGTCATATCTATACTTCCTAGCTGTTTTACAAAGTCATCTTTTTCTTCTTTTGTAAAAAATCCTTGTTGTCCAGTTGTAGATGCAGAATCAGTAGAATCTACCATAGTATCTTCTTCTAGGTCAGGTCTACTAAAGAAAGACTCAAGACCTTCTGTTCCTCGTCTATCTCCTTCTACTTTTCCATATAAATCATAGTGTTGTTTGGCTACATCGTCATATGTTGTACCTTCTTCACTAGCTACTCTGCTTTGTGCATCTTTAAATACATCAGTATTTTGAAAAAGATATTCTAAAGAATCATCTCCAATATCAGGTTGTTTATCTAATACTTTAGCAGCATTTCTTATTTCTGCTATTTGAAATGGATTACCATCCTCTCCAAACATTTCTGGAATTCTTTCTTGAGCTTGATACAAACCATCACCTACTCTCTCTTCTTTTTTACCAAACTCATTAAAATGTTTTAAAGCATCTGCATTAACTTTTTCACCATCAAGATTACTTATGTCACCATCACCTATTATGCTATTTGCTACATCAAAGTTATTAGATAAATAGTCAAGTGTAGGTTGATTAATTCCTTCTATTTGGGTTAAGGCATTTCGTGAATTTTGAACTGTATCAAACATACCTTCACCTGTTATAGTTCCGTCAGGTTGCATTAAACCTATAGGAGCTTGTGGCTCAGCAGGAGCTTCTGAAGCAACAGGACTTGCTG